CTATTTGGATTGGGGCTTTCGATTGTAACACCTCACCGCCCTTGATTGGCTCAAGTCCGTCTAGTTCTCTGGCTTCATTGATTGTAATCCAACTATTAACAGCCTTTTCGTTTCGCAATAAAATATATTCTTTATCCTCTGGGATAGGCGACACGTGGTCTAAGCCTTTCAGTTCAGCCCCAAGTGCGCCCTTTCGGGCTATTTCTTCCCATATCCTATCTAGTCGTTCCATCATTGGGTCGATAGTTTCCTTATTAAAGATATAGTAGAGCGAGTCAATCGTTGAGCGACCTAAACCGACTTGTTCCGAGCCACCTAGTAACGGCTTCGGTACTTCGAACATCATCAGCACATCTTCCTTAGCCATGTCTCGTGTTACTTTTTGGTCAACGTCTTTTAATGTAGCACCGACAGCCTTAAAGGTTGCCTCACCGCCCCTTATAAAGGCGGTCTTGCCAGCATTCTGTGGACCCTCATAGCCCTCACGCCATTGTTGAGTAAATTGTTTAAAGGTTTCCGTACTCATATCTGGCAACGACACAATCCCCGATGGGCTGGCGTTGTTCTTCATATAAGACAGGGTAAATTGTGAGGTAACTATTTCAGTATCAACATAGACCGAGGCTCGTTCAAGAACCGAGAAGCCCTTACTCGGGTTAAATGGGTTTGGTCGTTTATTATGGATAATCTCATCTACGTTGAGCGGTACTTGTGAACCATCGGTTTTGTGCAAGACGTAACCAGTTAATTCGCCCTCGTAGTATTTGGCTTCCATTCGTGATGGGTCTAGTAGGTGAACCTCTTTGACTTTACGAGTGGTTTCGCCTTTTGCTAGATAAAAATAAGTCTCGCCGTATATCTCATCAAGCATCGCCCAGAGGTGATTGAAGTCTGACGAATTAGATTGTGGGTTCGGGTTTTTAGCCAATGATAATATCGGGTGTTTAACAACAGCATCGCCTTTGGCATTTTTAGCAACGGGTTCGTATTTACTAACCGATTGACCGATTTTATCAATAGCTTTATAGGTAATACCTTTTAATTGATTTTGCGGATTAAAAATAGACGGATCTGTAAAGTTCCGTAATACTGTTCCGAGTGAGTTTGTAAGATTTTTCTGTGTTAAGACGTTATAGGCAACTTTTGCACGTTTTAATAAATTCATTGTTATCCCTAAATTATGGTCTCGAGGACTCTGCGTACATTATATCATCACAGCGATATATCGTCCATCGTTAATTGTCGTCCTGTATAAAAACAAAGTATTGTTGCGTCTGCCATATCTGGTGAGCGATAGCCACGCTTCTTATAGGCTTCTTTGCTTTCAACGCCACGCCTACCTCGACTATCCATCACCCACCTGCGAGTTGATAGTTCCATTAACAAGTCCGAGTCCATATCGAGTTGTATTGTATCCATTATTTCAGCCATATAAAACCATGCTTCCGATATAAGATTAGGATATTTGTCTTTATCTCTAGGCGATGCGCCAAAATTAACCGGCATTACGTTATAGTTACGTCTTAACATCTCGTCAGTAACCCCACCACCAACACCAGTATCGTCAACCTTTATTAGAATAGATTTATTAAAATCTGCAAACATTTCAAGCTTATCGCATATCTCTGGTGTTCGGTTTTTGGTATAGATTTTCGTATCAACCAGTTTAAGACCTTTACGTTTTTTAAATACAGTACGGTCATTACCCATTCGAGCTACGTCAACACCTATTTCAATCGCACCATCATCTTCAACGGTTCGGCGCATAGCATCTAAAATAGTATCTCGGTTATAATAGCGTTTTCAGTTTGCGATATTGGTTCACCTAGCCATTTGTGATTGTAAAGCGCAAGATTATTTATTTTATCATCTTCCATTTCATCTTCCAGTACCTTGGGAAACCAGCCATATTTTTGCGCTATATCATAATTTACATTGATTATACAAGTATGGGGTTTTTGATTTATAACAAACTCTTGATGTACTGGGTCTAATTCAAACATTCTGTTGTAAGTAAAGATAATTTGACTACCTGGCTTCCTAATAGTGGGCGTAAGTATATCTAGTGATTCTTTCGTTAGGCTTTGGGCTTCCTCGCACCAACAAAAGTCTATTCCCTCCATTGATTTAATCTCGGAGGTGTTGTTGCGTATGCCAGTAAATATAAACTCCGAGCCTGTTTTTAGGTTTATGATAGAATCTTTTTGTATTAAAAACTCTTTGAAATCGTATAGCTGGATTATATCTACTAGTAATTTATGAACACTATCTTTGATTGATTTCTGCAGTTCTCTTGTACAAAGTATTCTTTTCTTGCCCTCACGAGCCGCCAAAATCAAACGTCTTGCAACCGTATGAGACTTTAAACTACCCCGACCACCATGTACGGCAAAGTACCTATACTTCGGGTCGAACAACGGCTCGAACTCAATCGGTATCTGTATCTTCGTCTTGGTCGGTTGCATTTGGTTTATCCCTAATGAACTCTACTAGTGCCACGTTCATACCACCGTCAAGGTTCATGTCCGTTTCGGTCTTGTCTTTCCAGCTATAGTTATTCTTTAGATTAAAAATAGGTCCCGTCGGGCTGTTTGTGAACAGCATCTGCTCAACAAAATGCTCGCATTTATTCTTGGCTTCTTTTATAGTGTTACTAAACTCGTCTTTGTCTTCGTATTCAACTAGTACTTTTCTTGATGTTCTCAACGCTAATGCTAACCCTGTTATGGTATATGGTATCTGTTTAGTTTTAGTTTTGTGTGTAACTTCAACAAGATAATTTAAACCATTTTCGTCCTTTTTAAGCGTCCCGTCTTTACCCCTAGCCTCTACCCATTCGGTTGTTTCTTCCATGTGTGGGTCGCAACTATTGAAATAATCGTCTATCTTTTTTTGTAGTTCTTCTACTGATTCAAACTTTAGTGGTCTTCCGCCTGGGTGTGTCATAATTGTGTAAACTTCCATTCGCCTTTATCGTTCTTGTAGTATTTAACATTACATGTGCTGATATGTTTCACTTCAATTATACCACCTTTTACCTTATGCCCTATCTGTAAATCCATGTCAACGTATTTCCTGTATAGCGTAGAAAGTGCAAAATTGACGTCAGGTCCCCATGGTTCACCGTTCCAGCTTGCCGTCCCGCTTAGCCATTTGTCTCGTTCCATCAATAAACAATAAAAACCCGTCGCTTCAACTTCCTGTATGCCTTTTCGCGTGAAATCTAAACTCTCAAAACTGTCCGTTGTGAAATTAACCCATGCGCCTAAGCAATATAAACCATGTCTGCCAACTTGTATGCCCGATATGTAACCGAAATTGGGGCTATCTAGCTCATTGAAGCGTGATATTAGGCGCTCCAGCGTATTGGGTGGGTAAATACCATCTTGCTCTACTTGCCACACAAGCTCGGGCTTATACGCCCTAACTATTTCTTGTAACTTTTTGTGGTTGTCGGCAATTCGCTTTCTGCGTTCGTTAATTCCTCGTGCTGGTTCTTTGTCAATATAGAAAATAGTACGGTCTGGCTGAACCGTTTGCTTGAGGATTTGCTCGTCAAGATTAGTTCTGTCCTCAACTTGTGCAATGCATAAAATCTTAACCATAAATAGCCTCTTTCCATTTCGGTAGTAATGTTTCCCAACTAATCGTATCAGCTATCTCATTTGCCCGTTGGCTTTCCTGCTCGATGTGGTCTTTGACCCATTGAATCCTATGGGCTAATTCGTGTGGGTCGGCTGTATAAACATCAACTATTGTTCGTGGTTTGATTGTATCGGTTTTATAGGCTGGCACTAGCCACTCTTTCGGCAGTAAGTGATTATTAGGACTTATATCAGTCATGATAACTGGCATACCACTAGATAAGGCTTCGTTAAGCGGTAGGCAGTTGCCACCGTATTTACGAGGTAATACTAATATATCACCATAGGTATAAATCTGTTGCGGTTGTTGAATATCTGTACGAACATTCGAGTGCCTAAATCGTCTGCGGATATTCCAAGCAAGGTCGGTGCTTTGTGTCGTTACCGTGCCGTCAGGACAGGCTTGCATAAAGTCCCACGTTCCGTTCCTATCGCAAGTCGCTGGTTTACCAGCGATGTGCATTGGCGTTCCCTTGGTTCGTAGCTTAAATGGGAACTCAGACCTATCGACTGGGTGATGTATTTGTATAACTTTAGTGCCTCGGCTTTCAGCGTGCGCTCGTATCTCGTCCTCTTTCCAAACGCTCGGTAATATAATAAGGTCTGGCATTTCAAAGTCTGGGTATTTAACGTGGTCGTAAAACTCTGGGTTCTCAACACAGATAGTCTTTACGCCTCGCTCTCTGGCAATTCTATAAAGT